GGATAGTTTACTTTTTCTATAGCCATCCACATGTTTTTAAATTGCATAAGACGAGGAACACCCATGTTAAATGCCATGTCAACAAGTACCATCTGTCTAACATCAGTCAGTTGGTTTACAATTGATTTGTTAGCAAGTAATTCTTTTTCTACGATAGCTATGTCATTCATACAGAGATAATATGCTTCTTCTTCTGTAAGACCTTTCTCGTAGACATCTTCTATAGTCTTATTTATAAACAGTAGCTCTCCATCCGTAATACCTCTGTCTTCTAAATTTCTACCGATGCCTACTGTATCTATGCCAAGATGATCTTGATAAACAGTAAGAACTATACCCTCGTGTAAAGCTATCATCTTTACTAATTCATCACGATCATATTTCATGCTTTTTTCCTTGTCGTCTTACGTTTTCTACCTGATGCAGTTACTGACCACTTGACTGCTTTAGGTCCTGTTTTCTTTTTTGCTTCCTGTTTAGTTATCTTGCCTGCAACTTTCTTTGGTCTACACGCAGGATATGGGCGTGTTTTCTTTTCTTTGCCAGACCGACCACACTTTTTACCAGTCTTGACATCACGCCAATCTTCTTTAAACCATTTAGTTAAGCCACCACTGGTCTTACCCATTATGCGTATCCACCACCACGTTTCTTATAGGTACGAACAAGCCAAGCATTTGCATATGCACTAGGATATACCTTGAACTTACGTTTTGCTTCGGATTTTACTGAAGCGTATAACTTTGGATTGGTTGGTTTTGCACCACTTTTCTTTTTAGCTTTCTTTTTCGCTGCCATGTTACTTTCCTTTTTTCAACATTTTTGCTGCTTGACCTACACCCTTGATTCCAAACGATGCAGAAATTGCTATATACAACAGATATTGATACCAGTCAGGTAACGTTGCTAGTATCTCAAACCCTTCCTTTACATAGTCTCTCATTCCGGGAATGAACACAAGTATAGCAGGAGCAAGTAGCACAACTAATGCAAACTCGTCTTTCCAAGAATCCACCGTAGCATCTGCCATCTTGCCTTCCCATGCGACTTGACCTGTTGCAACCTTCTCTGCAACAGTCGCACGAGCTTTAGCTTCTGCAACTTTAGCCTGTCCGTCTGCCTTTGTCTTTGCAAGTTTGTTTTCAAACCAAGTGCCTGCGAGACTGCTAATAGGTCCTATGAGAGCCGATAACACTAGATTCTCCCTTGAGACTTGTGTAGTTGTTTTACATATTGTCTGTAAAATTTGTTGCTTATTTTGTTCAGTACTTTGAACATAGTGAAGTTGATTGAAGCTAACATTTCCATCGTCTCCTTGCTTGTCGTAATCTACTGTTAGGGTTCTTGGCTGCTTTGGGGAACTTTTTCATTTGCCCTGCAGATCTGGCACAAAAAGACTTACGTCTCTTTGCGTCTTTACTTCCGGGTTTGACCTTTCCTGTTACAGCAGTCTTGAGCTTACTTCCGGGATTCTCTTTACGGTATTTTGCAACACCTTTCTTGGTCATCCCTGCACCAGACTTGGTGGGTCGTTTGTCACCACTCTTGATGCTGTATCCTTTCATGCTCCCACGTTTCTTGGTCATCGACTAGACTTTCTTTAAAGTGTAACCCATATTTTTAGCCATAGATTTTAGTTGTGCAAGAGACATTTTGCCACCTGCTTTGCCACCTTTGGTCTTACCACCACCTGCCATCATCTTCTTGGTTTTGCCACCACCTGCCATATACTTTTTGGTTTTGCCGCCACCTTTCATCATTTTCTTTTTGCCCATCATTGGTCATTCTCCGAGTATAAGTTATCAAATGTTACTGCAGGATCAAGATACGTTTCGTGAATCTCTGCATTGTGTATATACTGGCTAGGTCTAAAATCTGGAGGTCCTTCGCCAGTCTCCCAGAGTGCAGGACTTGTTGCCCTTACTCTGTTGTTTGGTAGGGCAACGATGTTACCTGTCCAATCTCCTGCATCTATTAACTGTAGAACGTGACTTTGTTTGTGTTGTGCAGGATCGTCTGCTATGTCACTATCTGTGTAGTCTACAGTAAACAGATATTGTCCTTTGTGAAACTCTCCGTCTATCTTACAAATCCACGGAGAAGAACTAACTCTATCTAACTTCATTACCGAATGATGATGTGAACTGCAATCCCACGGTTGAGCCAAATGCGTTGGCATTTTCTGCGGCCACTCTTCGTACGGTATATCAGCAACGAGTGCTGTTATTGGCATCCTTGCCCACATTGCACCACCATGCACGTTTTGTTCGTTTTCATCGTCATCACTTTCACATCCTGTAAATACAACTTGAAAGCTAAGACATCTGTCTGGCACTGTGTTCACGGCTATTGCTAGTGCGTGTAAATATTCACCGTGATACATTTGGTGGTTATGTGTAAATTCTTTTCGTACCCAACACTTAAAGTGTGGTATGTTACTTATTAGGTATGACATATGTTACCCTCGCATATATGACATTTACCCCCTTAGAAAGATAAGAGAGCAAGTTGCCCTGCTCTCCTATGATAGTTTTTACGTACCAGTTGTTACACTAGCTGTCTGCTTTGGTCCTGTTCCAATGTCACACATAATTGCGATAACTCTGAAACGACCTGCAGTAACGCCTGCACCTAATGCTTTAACTTGAATTGCGTCAGCAGCAATAACTGTGTTGATACCTGCAGCTTTTAAATTAAACTGGTATATCGCATCAGCATTACCATCAACACCATCAGCAAACGCATCGATATCAGTACTTAGACCAACATCGTAGGTTAGACCTGATCCACCTGCTTCAAGAACGTCAAGACATCCACCGATAACAATTGTGTTATCTGGTACATCGATCATCTGTACAACGTCATTCGCAGAAAGGTTTTGGTCAGCAGCATCAAAGATCCTTGACTGAACCATATAAGGTCTTGGCACATTACCCGGATGTCCGACAGTTCCTCCACCGGGAATGGTATGATTATAAGTAGTCATATTTTATTCCTCCTATTAAGCGAAGTCGATAACGCCACGAACTAATGCTTCTGGTCTAAGAACTTTTCTACCAAAAACATGTAGTCCTCTGACGACATCAGAGAATGATTCAGACGAACGTACCACTTCAGTCTTAGCGATGTGAGACGCTGTAGCAGCAGCAGAAATATGTCCTGCCATAATAATATTTTCAGAAGCGTCTGTAGCGACACCTGATAATGTTACTTGGTCAGTACCTGCTGTACTATTTAATGCAGTAGACTTGTAGCAACTAAATCCTGCAAGTGTACCCGGAGTTGCAAGTCCGTTTCTTAGGTTTGAAGACGCATCGCCAGTTACCTGTACTTCTGCTATCTTGTTACCTGCTTGAAACATCTTCTCGTAGAAGATCGGAGGAGCAACAAACCATCTGTTCTCTTCTGGCACAGACTGGTCGTCAAGCACTCTAGCCATTAATAGCATGAGGTTGATACCTGCATCATCTGTCTCTACGTTAATAGGAGCAGATGCTGTACCTAAAGCTGAATTAGTAGTTGTTAATCCACCTGATAAACTTGCATCATCAGCACCTGCAATACCTGCACCGTCTGATAAAGTTTGTAATACGTTTGCATCGTATTTTCTCTTCAAAGAAAAAGCACCTGAAGAAGTTGCTAATGCTTCAAAGTTAACATGCGAGTGTCTTTCCTCGATGTCATCGATTTTAAATGCAAATGCGTTAGCTTGGTCAACGGTCAATGTTATTTGATCGTCTGCCAAGTCCTGTGTATTTACCACAGAACCTCTTGTATAACTAGATACAGTTATTGTTGGTTCTTTGATAATGTTCACAGTGTCACCAAAGTTTTCAATTTCTCCTGTGTAATCAGTATTCGTAATATCTTCTGCAACCGAAGCACGTCTGAAGAACTTGAGAACTTTTTGGCTGAAAATTTGAGGAGCAAAGTTACCTGATGGTAAGTTTGCATATCCTGCAGCAGTTCCGAAAGCCATTTTTCTCTCTCCTTATTTTGAGGTTTTTAGCTGTTCATATTAATTCGCCCTTCTTGCCGTGCTAGGTCGATCTCGGCTTCCACCTTTTCGAACTCCCACGGTTTAAGTCTGGCGATGTCAGAACCTTTCCAAATCTTTTTAGTTGAGTCCTTTGTTGCAACGTCTTTAGGCTGTTGCCTTATCACGGATGCTGCAGCATCAGAGTCTCTACTGGATTTAGTAGGTTTCTTGTTAGAGATTCCCATCTCTGATTTGTAAAGAGATATGATTTTACCTGCCCATTTAGCATCAGTATTGTTTTTATATATACCATCACTAATCTGTTTAGGTTGATCATCAAGCCACTCTAAAAACTTTTCATTTGTTTTAAGATCATGAAAGTCAGGGTGCAGTCTAAGAAGTTCTTCAAAAGCTTTTTCTTTCTCTAGATTCTTCTCTCGTTGCTTTACTGATTCAATCTCTTCACGGAGTTTTGCAACTTGTGATTCAGTTTGTATTCCTGAAACTGTTTCAACAACTTCAAAAACATCAGGATATCGTTCTTTGAATTCCTCAAGTTCTTCCATTGTCTTTGGTGCTTTCGCACCTCTAGGCATTTCGTATGCCCTTTTCTTAACAGAGTCAAGTTGGCTTGCAAGTTGTTCACGTTCACTTTTAAACTCGTTGAGTTTTGCATCATAATGCTTTTTAAGATCATCATAACGTTTTTTGTAATCGTGTTCTTCTTGTTTTGCTTCTACAAAACTATTATCAGAAGGTTTTTGTTTCTCTTGAGTAGCCACTTCTTGTGTGGGGTCTTGAGCTTCTTCAACCTGTTCCTCTTCATCTTTGTAAACATCATCACGATATTTGCCACGATAAAGATTGTCGTTGTTTGTTACTCCAAATGAATCATTTGGTTTGTTGGCTCTTACGCCCTTTACTTGTGTTGCCATAGTTTTACACCTCATCTTGCAGTGCCACTGGCTGTGGGTAGCTGCTTCGGTTCATCAGGGCCACATATGTGGGTAGCTGATTAATTTTATAAATGCTATTCTGCCCTTACACTTAGCATAGGCGAAACGCCATCTATTTCTGTTTTCTTGCCTTTGATCATATTATCTACTACTTTTCTTGCTTGTTTAGTAAACTCTAGCCTATCAGGATATTTCTGTCTCAAAAGCCTTCCAAATTTGTTGTTGTTTAAATCTATCTTGTCCTCTTCGGACATGTTATCACCCATCTCCCTGCTATCAAAAGCGTCTGACATAAACTTGTTAAAGAAACCATCTTCGCTTATGTAGCCACTAGTTAGGATATGTCGGAGTGTATCACCTTCTTTACTCTTTTTACCGTACTTAAATCCTTCACCAAGACCCTCTTCTATGTTACGTAAGTGTCCTGTTAAACGTAGTATCATAGCTCGACTAGAATCTATACCTCCTTCAGAGTAATCAGCACTACGTATTACGTCACCCTTTTTTTTTTGAATGAAACCCCTTGCTTGTGGTTTTTCATCTTGTTGGGATTCTTCTTGTCTCCGTTGGACTTCTCGTTTACCACGATTGTTTATTTTCTTGAGTCTGTCGTAGCCTATTTCTTTTGCTATAATGGCAGGGATGTAAACTTCATTACGAGATACAAGTAACTTAACTTTGTCTCCTATATTTATTTTAGGATTTCCGAAGCGTACGTCAACCCCTTTTTCTTGTAAATTTGTAATAGCAACATTTATCATGCGTTGAATATCTTGTTTTCCTGCATCTTCTGCAGCAGGTGCATTAATTATAAAATCACCGTCTTTTGCATCCATAGGTTTGTCATCAGCTATTTCTTGTTGATCCGTAGCATTGGCATCAGGAGATATAAATCCTGCAGGTTGTACAACTTCAGTTGTGTTACCACCATCTCTCATGCCTACACGACCACCACTAGCAAAATCTA